GAATCTCCTGACTTTTTAAGGAATAGAATTTTTAAATCTCACATGTCATTGGCCACATGCAAAGATCTTCTTCGTGCAAATGATTTGAGCAATGTAAATAACATCGTGCTGATACATTTATCAGATTCCAATTCTGATGCAAAAAGATTTCAACAGGAAATAACTGAGGTAACGGGTAAAGTGGTAACAATCGCAGAACCAGGATTACAAATAAATTTTAGTAAAAACCCATTTTAAGCCATGCCACCAGGAGTATATATCAGAAAAAGAAAAGAAATCAAATGGAAGGTCACAGAAAAAGGCTGTCATAATTGCACAAGCCATTCGGTCAATACTTATGGTTACCCTCAAATACAGATTGACAAAAAACACATGACCATATCAAAATATGTTTATGAAAAATATAAAGGAGCATTACCGAAAGGCAATGTGATTAGACATACATGTGATAATCCATTATGTATTAATCCAGATCATCTTATTCCAGGAACGCCAAAAGAAAATTCGTTGGATATGGTTTTAAGAAACAGATCTGCAAAAGGGGAAAGACATGGCAATTGTAAGTTATCAGAAGAGCAAGTAAAAATGATTAGGTCAAGTAATCTTTCAACTTATAAACTTGCTTCTATCTACAATGTAACTCGGCAAAATATAAGTATGATAAAAAAGGGATTATCACGTAAGAAGCCAGGACTGAACGTAAACTTTTCAAAACAACCATTTTAAATTAATAAAAAATGCAAATAGAAAATTTCGATCTCACTGAAGATGATTTCAAATTAATAATTGATGGATTGGACTGCCTCCCAACGAAAAGTTTTCCTGGCACTATGATGATTGAAATAATTGGTGCGATTATGCCAGATCAAGATGAAGAGATAATGGAAAGAAGAAAACGTGAGCTCGATACGAAATTTAAGAAACAAGAATTGGAAAGACAGTTATTAATCGAAAACATTAGAATCCTTCAAGGCAAGCTTTTAACCATCAAAAGATTCCTTCGTGAGCAGGGTGCTTTAAAGGAAGCAAACAATATTATTAATCCTCAACAATAAAATAATGACAACATTAAAAATTGACGACCAAACAGCAAGGCTGCTTCATGAAAAAGAGATGCCTGAACTCAACTTGATTCTTGAAAAATCATTTCCGGAAGGTTTCTTTTCCAGGAACATCATTGATCGTACTCCTACTTTAGAAGATCTATTCCGTATTGGCGGTAAAATTCAATCTGAAATAGTTAGCGCAAATGATACCAAAGATGAGATCGCTTATAAGATACTCAAGTTTGGTATTAATGTTCTAAACGAAGGAGTAAAAGTAGATCACAGTAACTCTAACCAGGTTAAATACGAGCCAAGGTTCTATCATAAATCGGGCTTCGGCCTGTCGTACGGCGCCTACGCTTACTGGGCTACGATTACGAATGTCGGCCCTCGCCTTTGCTATCTTGATTATAATGTAATGATGCATGGTATCAAGATCATGGAAAAGTACTATCACGATTTTTATAATTAAAACTAAAAAACAAAATGCCAACAAAAAAAAGAGTACTTGCAAAAACATGGGAAGAATTTTGCAAGCTTACCAAAAGAATTCCTGAAGAATTTCCTGCTGATGCTATCAGTAAAAGATCCATTGCCGATTTTAAGCTTTCAACAATGATTCTTTATTACAATGGAGGAAAGCTTCCTGACTTCACGGATGGTCAAGTTTGGAAATATGAGCCATGGTGGAGAATTGTTAAGGATGATAAACATCCTTCGGGCTTCGGCCTGTCGTACCGCGTCTACGATAACTGGCGTACGTTTACGGCTGTCGGCCCTCGCTTTGCTTTTTTGGACAGCGATGTTTTGGAGCACATGGTTAAATATTTCATTAACGATTACATCGATTTGATTTTATAAAATAAATAAGGCTGTGTGTTGCTATGGCTGCCGGTTGTTCAGGTTCAGGCTTCAGCCTGTCGTACAACGACTACGATAACTGGAATACGAATACGAATGTCGGCCCTCACCTATGCAAAGAAGTTTTCTTGCGACACAGGCCCCGCCTCTTGGCGAAAAATCACAAATTTCAAAAATGGCTTTGGTACCGAAAGAGAAAAAGACATTTTATAAGCAAAGGCAATGAAAAGAAAAGGAAATTTATATCAGGATATCATCAGCATAGAAAATCTTACGCTGGCAGAAAGCATTGCCAGGAAGGGTAAGTTAAATCAATACGGCGTTAAGGTATTTGATAAAAACGCTGAAGCAAATATTATTGCTCTTCATCAGTCCTTATTAAATAAAACCTTCACTACATCTGCTTATTCTATATTCAAAATTCACGAACCTAAAGAACGAGAAATATACCGATTGCCTTATTGCCCTGATAGAATTGTTCATCACGGTATAATGTTGAAATTAGAGGATCTGTTTGTAAAATCTTTCACTGCCGACACTTACAGCTGCATAAAAGGACGAGGAATTCATGCAACGTCTTTCGTCTTGCGCAAAGCACTAAAAGATGAATCTGCCACCAAGTATTACCTGAAGATCGATATTCAAAAATTTTATCCATCTGTTGACCATGATATTTTAAAACTGTTATTGAGGAGGAAAATAAAAGATACAGATCTATTATGGCTTCTTGATAACATTATTGATAGCGCACCTGGTATTCCGATCGGAAATTATTTGAGTCAGTATTTTGGAAACTTTTATCTCAATGGACTGGATCATTATCTAAAAGAAAAGTTAGGTGTAAAACATCTTTTCCGCTATGCAGATGATATTGTGATTCTTTCCGGATCAAAAGAATATCTGCATAATATCCTCGGAGAAATTAAAATATACCTGGAAGTTAATCTGAAACTAAAACTAAAACCGAATTACAGGATTGCTCCTGTTGAACCAAACGGGATTGATTTTGCAGGATATGTACACTTTCACAAGTACGTTCTTATAAGAAAAAAAATAAAGCAAAACCTTGCGCGAAAGGTCGCTAAAGGAATTGCGCCAGCTTCACGGGCTTCCTATAATGGGATTCTGAAGCATTGTAACTCTATTCATTTACGTAAAAAATTATTATCAGCATGACCGCTTTTAAAGATTTGGGTATAGAACCCACTGTCAAAGGCTTTGTAGGCGATAAGATCAAAGTGCATAAAATATTAAAAAAGGATATCACCGTCCTCGATTGGAAATTGGATGAATCAAAGTATAAGGAAAGAGGTTCGGGCAAATGCCTTGTTCTTCAAATAATATTAGATGAAGAAAAGAGAGTTGTCTTTACAGGATCAATTTATCTGATCGATATAATCAAACTTATTCCTAAAGACAAATTTCCAATCACAACAATTATCGATGAAAAAGATGGCCGGTATGTATTCACTTGATCAATATGAAATAGCTGCCATTATCGGCTATTGGAGAAGCGGTGCTTCTTATGATGAAATATCATCTGTTACTGGATTATTCTATTGGATAATCGAAAAAATAATTACTCAATATCAATTGCAAACAAAATGAAATATTGTCGGATTCTATTTTAAAAACAAACAAATAAATACACATGTCAAAAGCAAAAAAAGGAAGTAAAGAAAATCCAATTACCAGCCAGGACCTTGAGAATATAGCCAACAAGGTTCTGGGAATTGATTTTGAAAAACGGGATTATTCAATTACTGAAGCTGCTATCAAAGATGATTTCTGTAATTACAGTTTTGAAGTAGTGAAAGGGATCGGGATTGGCGACAAAGCAAGCATCAAAGGAAAGGCGGGAACCATAAAAGAAAGTTTGAGAAAAGCCTTCACAAAATTCAATGTTCATTTGGCTTTTATGGATGATGTGTTTAAAAACTCCAACATCGAAATTGAAGATATTGATAAGTTGCATGATGACGAACATACTTCGCTTTATTCTGTTACCGGATTTAAAATAAATGGCGGTGATGAGAATGAATCTATCATTCTTGTTGGTAATAAATATATCAGTAGTGGTGGAAGGATCACGTTGGAAACTCCAAAGATTTTCATTCACGAACACTCTGGTTATAAATGGTACAACGAATTGAAACAGGCGGCTGATATCGCCAGAAATGAAGTGGCAAAATATAAGGAAGGAAATTATATTCCTGTGGTGGAAGATGAAGATGCTGTAGATCCTGCACAATTGACAATGTGCTTTTCGGCTGAAGAAACTGAGGATGATCTTTCTGATTTTAAAATGGCGGCTGTTAAATGATCTATACACCGCGTCCATACCAACATGAGGCGATCAATGCCGGTGTTGATTTCTTTCACGATAAAAAGAAAAAATTCAACGCTTTTGAGATACTCCCAACGGGATCGGGCAAATCATTAGTGATTGCCAACACGGTAAGGCAACTTGAAGGAAAAACGGTTGTATTTCAACCTTCAAAAGAAATTCTGAAACAAAACTTTGAAAAGTTTCTTTCCTATGGTGGCCGGGCCGGAATATATTCTCATAGTGGCGGCGGAAAGTTTGTGGATCAAATTACCTACGCTACGATTGGAAGCGTTGCAAAGAAGCATCACCTTTTTAAGGATGTGAAGAATGTGATCATTGATGAATGTCATTTGGTGAATTCAGAAGCCGGCATGTATCAATCATTTATCAATAGTCTGGACAATGCCAAAGTTTTGGGATTAACAGCAACGCCATATCGCCTAACATCTGATTCAGAAGGCGCGCAATTAAAGTTCCTCAACAGGACCGACCCAAGAATTTTTAATAAGGTTATTTATCACATTCAAAACGATGTGCTCTTTGATGCCGGTCATTTGTCAAAACTTGAATATTTCAGTTTTGGTGTGATTGATCGTGAACGACTTGAAACGAATTCAAAAGGAACGGATTTCTCTGATGCTTCTCTGAGATCTTATTACCGGCAAATAAACATGGAAGGGATCACCATCGGTTACGCAAACAGACTGTTGGCCAAAAGAAAGAACCTGCTTGTTTTTTCTTCCCTTATTTCTGAAGCAAAGAAGGTGGCAAAAGGAATTCCGGGAGCGGTAGTTCTTACCGGCGATACGCCTCCGGAATTAAGAGATAAAATTCTTTCTCAATTTAAAGCCGGCGTGATCAGGTGTGTGGTGAATGTGGGAGTGCTTACCACCGGATTTGATTTTCCAGAATTAGAAACGATTCTTATTTCTAAATCAACCATGAGCCTTGCCTGGTATTACCAGGTGGTAGGAAGAGTAATGCGTCCACATCTTTTGAAAGAAAGCGGCTGGGTGGTTGATTTGGGAGGCAATATAAATTTATTTGGACGGATAGAAACGATGCAAATAAGGGTGAGTAAGACAGGTAAATATTCTATCTGGAATAAGGGCCGGCAATTAACAGATGTCCCTTTTAGTAAAAACTAAAAAGTAATAATCAATAAATCAAAATCAACAATGAAAAAATTTATCATCTCATCAGAAGTTTTAAAAAAAGCGCTTGGCAAATTGAACAATGCCGTTCATAAAAACCCGGCATTGGCAGCGCTTGGAAGCATTCTTTGCCGGGTAGGAAATAAATCAGTTGAATTTATTTGTACTGATTTGGAAATAACCATTCAATACCGCTGCGAGTGCGAAACTTCCGGTGAAGGATTTGAATTTTTATTGCCGTTCCAACTGATTCATAAAATTATTGGCTTCAGCAAAAATGTTCCACTCACTTTTTCACAGGAAAAGAAAGGCGTAAAAATCACAGGTGATAATGATGTTTATGAATTGAAATCTTTGGAGCCGGTTGATCAATTTCCAAAAGTTCCGGAAGTGAAAGGGAAAAAAGAAATGATTCTTCATGAAGATTTTCTTCCATTAATGTCGAAGGCGCTTGGAACTGTAAGTAAGAATGACGCGCGGCCACAGCTGATGAACGTGCTGCTTGAATTAAAAAAAGAGAAAACAACCATTGCCAGTACGGATGGGTCTTACATGGTTTTCAGCTACAGTATCACGAATGAATCTCCTGCAGAAAGTGATCTTCTGATTAGCGAGAAAGTGATCAAATCTCTGGACGGGCTGAGTGATATTCATTTATTTTGGAACGATAAGAATATTGTTTTTGAAACAAAAGATGTAACGATAACAGTTACCAGGTCAACCCTTGCTTTTGCCAATTTTCGCGCCATTTTCCCACAAGACTTTCCTTCTAATTTAAAAGTAAGCAGGACAGAATTAATTCATGCGCTGGAAAAATGCAACATCAACAGCAACGCTTTGAAGGAAACTGATATCGCTTTGAAAAAAAGTAAAGGCAAGATTGTGTTTTTAGCAAAAGATACCAATTACAACATTGACATTAATGTGGAAGTGGACGGTGATTATACCGGACCGGTTTCATCCATGAGGTTTAGTTCTGAAAAAATGCTGAAACTTATGAACCAGGTTGAATTTGAAGATATCGAACTGGCCATCCACGAACCGAATAAAGCGATTCTTTTTCGGTCGCCGGACCATGAAGGATATGTTTCTCTTTTGATGCCAATTTATAATAACCAATAAACCTTTTGTATGACTCAGGATATTTTAAAAGATTGCACAATAGAAGGAATGGTAGTAAAACTGCCGGCCGGCCAGCTGGAAAGGAAAGTTTATCTGGAGATAAAAAAGAAACTGGAATTAATTGGTGGTAAATGGAAAGGCGGAAAAACACAAGGATTTGTTTTTGAAGAGGATCCTGCAGAACTACTTGAGGCGGTGGCCAACGGTGATGACAGGAATTTAAAAAAGGAATTTCAATTTTTTGCGACGCCTCCGGAGCTTGCAAAGACAATGGTTCGTATGCTGCCGGCAACTAAAGGAATTGTAAAAGTACTTGAACCAAGCGCGGGTGATGGCGCTCTTATAAAAGCTTTTAAAAAAAGCTACTCTCATCCGGATCAAACAGTTGATTGTTATGAATTGATGGATTTGAACAGGATGAAATTAAACAAACTGGAAGGAGTTAAAATTCGTGGCAATGATTTCCTTGAATGTGCCAATAAAGAGAATCATTATGATATAGTTATTGCCAATCCTCCATTTACTAAAAATCAGGACATTGATCACATCCGGAAGATGTTTGAAGTATGCAAACCAGGTGGCACGGTTGTTACCCTAGCTTCTCCTTCCTGGACCATTGGCAGTCAGAAAAAACAAATAGAATTCCGTGAATGGCTGCAGGAATTGGAAGCAGAACAAGAGGAGATTGAGCCAGGCGCCTTTAAAGAATCTGGAACCACTATCCGAACCATTTTATTAAAAATTAAGAAGCCTGAGAAAATAAGAACCTGCCGTATTTGTGGCTGCACTGATGACAAATGCATTCAATGCATTAAGAAAACCGGATCACCTTGTCATTGGGTAGAAGAGGATTTGTGTAGCGCCTGCCAGGAACCAGAGCCAGAAATTGAAGAAACGCCTGAAGAGAGAGATAAAGTTCTTACTGAGGACGATTCACCGGAAGAAATTCTAAAGTCTATCGTCAAAACTCACAAGCAAGCCGAAAAACATCTTTCCGAATTACAAAAAATGATTTCACCAGAAAATAATAATGATATGAATTTCTTTCAACAATTATTTGAAAAAATTGACGGTATTGATCTGTCGCTGAACATCAAAAGAAAAAACGGAAAGATCACATTAAGTGTGCTTCCGCAGACTGCCGGCACCATCAGCCCGGCGCTGATCACTGGAACGCCGGAAGAATTGGACGCGGGTTTCTTTGAAGCTGTGAAAGCTCCGATTGCAGAAGCGAAGGGATTGAGTGTTGACCTAAACAATCTGCAGGAATCCATCAAAGAGGCAAAGGCGAAAAAAGAAGCGGATTTGAAAGAAGCGGCTAAAAATGCAAAACCTGCGGCACCTCCTGCAAAGAAAAGCAATGAGGCTGCAAAAAAACCTGCAAAGAAAATTGAGAAGGCAAAAGAAAAGCCCGTTAAAGATGAAACACCAAAAGCTTCTATTCCTGATTTATTCGCAAACGTTTAAACCCATTTTCAATGACTGGCCACCAGAAATATTTATTAAAACTGCTTTTAGAGGAAGGTTATTATCTGTTGAAAACAAAGAACCTCAATGGCGTTGAGAAATATAAATTATACCATGGTAATGCCAATCCGGTACAATGGATTAATCAGCGAACAGCAAAATGCCTGAAGGAATATTTTAAAAAAGACAAGAAAGGAATTATCACATTGAATCTAAATCTTGTAAGGCAGGCACACGGCAAAAGCAATATCAAAACATTTTATAAAAACTCTAAAAAACAAAGTAATCATGGCATTAGAAGTAACAAGTCTGAAGAGAAAATTCTTTTTTAAAAAGGACGGCAAGTCCATAGAGCTTGCTGATACCAATCCTGATTTCAGTCCGGAAGAAGTGATCCAGTTTTATTCGGTCAGTCACCCGGAGTTGACGACATCAACCATTGATGGTCCGAAGATCGAAGGAGACGCAGCGGTCTATGAATTCAAAACAACTGTGGGAACCAAGGGATAGTTTATCAATATCATCTGAATAAGTATGAAACCAAACTTTAAAAAATCATGCCGGAGAAAATTGTCAAAAAAAGAACTGCACGAAAAATTGGGGAAGGCACTTATGAACGAAATAAGCGACAGGAAACAGGACGCAAGAGACTGCAATCGTCAAAGAATTCTGATGCCATCATCGCGGATTCCATTTCTTCCCTGAGGCTCAAACCAAAAGGTGGCGCGGAAGTTTTTTTGATGAGTGAAGAAAATACTTCTGTGCAAAAAATTTATAACGATCTCAAATCCGCTTACGTACAAGTAACAGAAATGCTTAAAGTGGAAGGAATCTGTTTTAAAGCCCTTGAACAATTGACAATGCGGGTTCAACTTGACTGGATCATTACCAGATTCAGAAAACTATTGCCTTTTGGTTTTGACTTTGAAATCAGGCAATCAGATACTAAAACATGGTGTTTTGTAATTTTTCAGGAGTTGGACCAAAAGAATGATTATGATGTCTTTTTTGTTGAAAACGTAATAAAGTACCTGCAAAAAAATAACCGTCGTTTACATGATCTTTTCGTGGAATTTTTAAAAATTCTGGTACAAAAAATTCACATTGATGGATGGTGGAACTCTTATGCAGACACTTTTATGGAGCAGGAAATTGAAGAGTTTGAACAAGATGGAGACCGTGATGAAAAATATTATCAAACCTTATCGAAATCGGTTGACACTTATAAAAAAGGGATGCCAGCCAAATATGAAAAGAAGATTAAGCTTCCTGGTTACATCAATCCTTTGCTACTATCAAATAAATTAAAATTGATCAAGCAGGATAAAAAATTAGTGAATGTTTTAATCAACGGTTGTAAACTTCTAAATGAACCATATGATATCAATGATTTCGGTTACGCTTTCGAAAACAGGATGAATGATGCGGGCCTACGTTGGGAAGATCAGGCAGCAATCATGTGGACTTCAACTGATGCCTTCTTTGATTATCACGAGGAATTTTTAAACACTGAAGCACAGGAAGGTTTGTTTCCTCCAACAATTTTCAAAGTGATTGATAAAAACATTCAGGAATCAGATTTTAAATGGCTAAAAAATGGAGCTGATTGGCCAGTTAAATTTTCAAATCTTATTTATTCAATAAACGAAACTTTAAGACAGTATGAACATAACAGCTAAAGAACTAACGGCGGTTTTTAAGCCAACATTGGCAGTGATTGTTTATTCAACTGCCAAAGAAAGTTATGATGAAAATTATTATCTGGAAAGCCACAACATCGGTCCTACCGGAGAAATATTAGAAGGTAAGCCGCTACTGCAGGAAACGTTCGATGATATTGTTGATGTGTTTTTTGATGAAAGGAAAAACAGGACCGCTGTTTCTGGTTTTATTCCTGAAAACCTGCTTTCGTTTGATGTTCTTCCAGGAGGATTTTATTCTATGATGTGGTTTCAGCCTTCACAGCCGAAGTTGATGCATTTCCAGGAAAGCCTTAAAATACCATCAGGAATGGCAGAAGTTCCGTCCCTTATTTATAAAGTAGAAAGAAAGGGACTTTCTGTTTATGCCATCAAAACAAACGATCGACCTGGATTAATAACAAAATTGTTTCGAGCTCCATTTCATAACGTTTACAGTTCAGGAGAGGTTTGCCTTGGAACTGCCAAAATTAAAAAACCGGTTGAGAAAACTTATTTGTCAGAAATGCAATATTGGGAAGATCTGTTTTGGAAAAGTGAATTCAGCCATCTAAATGGCGACGATTCTCCAACAAAAACTAACCTGAATATCCTTTGGAAAAAAGCTATTGGTAGCAAGAATAAAAAGTGGGATAACAACGAACTGAAACCATTTGATAAAAATAAAACATTGAAAAATTTATTTTAATGAAAGTGCATTTTACGGAACCTTACTTACTCAATCCACCCCATCAGGTAACAATTGATTTGATTGGAATGGGCGGCACAGGATCACAGGTACTTACTAATCTTGGTCGCCTGCATTCTACACTTATAAATCTCGGACACCCGGGGTTGCATGTGAGGTGCTGGGATGATGATGTAGTAAGCGCTTCAAATATTGGTCGGCAGTTGTTTTCTTTCGCCGATTTGCACACAAATAAAGCGATCATACTTGTTAGCCGGCTGAATTCTTTTTATGGCACAGATTGGCAGGCAATTCCTGAAAAATTTGAACCTGTATTGCCGAAAGAGTTAAGTAATATCACAATTACTTGTGTTGATACTGCGGCAGCCAGGATAGAGATTGATCACCTTTTAAAACCGATGAACTCTGCTAATAATAATGATAGCCATTTTACCAACAAACCTTTTTACTGGCTTGACCTTGGAAATCTTCAGAAGACAGGACAGTTAATTCTGGGAACGGTCGGTAAAATAAAACAACCTCACTCAGAAAATTATGAACCGGTAGGTTCCCTGGCCAACGTCATTAAAAAGTTCCCTGAAATAAAAAAGATAAAAGAAAAGGACCAAGGCCCCAGCTGCTCCCTTGCCGAAGCAATCAAAAAGCAGGATCTGTTTATAAATAGTACGCTGGCCACTTTTGGTGCAGATCTTCTCTGGAAATTATTCCGTGAAGGAATGCTCACTTACCATGGTGCGTACATCAATCTTAATTCATTCACTGTAAATCCAATAAAAATATAATTATGGAACATCAACTATCTGACACTAAAATTTACCAAACCGTAGATTATAACCGATTCCGGATGATCAACGGAAACAGGGGGCTAAACCTTAAAAAAATCGATCGAATTATTAAGGACATAAAGGACGGCAATAATATGCTTCGTTATAAACCGATCGAAGTACGAGAGTCAGGTGATTTTCTGGATATAATAGATGGCCAACACAGGATGCATGTGTCCAAAAAAATAAAAAGCCCTGTTTTCTACATCATTGTATCAGAGGATAAAACAATGAACCAGATCGCATCGGTAAATTCTAATGTAGAAAAATGGAAATACACTGATTTCATTAATTGCTATGTAAACCAGGGAATTGAAGATTATAAACGCCTTGGCCAATTCATTGCTGACTATAAAATTGCGATCGGTGCCTGCATCCGGTTATTACAATCAGGAAATCCAACCTATGGAGGACAATCGGAATCTGATTTGATCCAGGGTTTTTGCAAAGGCACCTTTAAAATTTGTAATTGGGACGCGGCTGTTAGAACAGTTGAAAATGCAAAATTGTTTTCTGATGTTTTTCCTGCATGGAACGACAGGGGATTTGTAACGGCTGTTTTCCGGATTGATAAAGCTGGCAAGGTTCCTCTTTCTGATCTTGTTGCGGCTGTCAAAAAGAATCCAGATAAACTTTCCCAGGAAACCTCGCCCATGAAATATATTCTAAAGCTGGAAGAGATATTAAATCTTGGCAAACAAAAGAGAACAATAATCATATGATGCCAGAAACCGACATAAGTATCATCAGGAACATGATGCGGGTAAAGCCTGTGAAATATATCTCTCTGGTTATTGATCAGCCACAGCAGAATGTGATTGAGATGATCATGAAGCTTTGCGCTGAAGAAGGCCTTACTCCATATCCTGAGAAGAAAAGGAAATCAGTAAAAATAAAAAGGGAACCAAGGCCTATTTCAGGCAAACAAATAAAGAGAGAAAAAGAACTGAAGTCAAAACAACTTGATCAGAAGCAAAGAAATATTGCTGAGCGAATGAGAATTGATCGTCAACGTGCTTTGGAACGTCGCAGGCCTGAAGAAACATTTAGTACCAGGAAGATAGATTATAAAGAAAAAGTGATGCTGAGGATAGATCGAAACACTTACATCTATGCTGAAGTTGGAAAAGAAAAGCAGGCAAAAGAAGATTTCTTGAAAATATATAAGGGCACTAATTTAAAATGAATGCACCAAATAAAATACTAATCCCTTCCGACAGCAACGAAATGGAATTGATTCAAATTATAAAAACAAAAAAAGAATTATCGTATGAGTACACTTACACCAAGAGCGCCACCAAATCTGGTAAGATCACTTTTCCTGAAGAGTGGTTAAAAAGTATCTGAATAATAAAACTTTTATTGAAATAAAATAGGAAATCATGGAAAATGTTGATTTACTGCAAAACAAATATGATTCTCTGGTGGCTAAAGTAAAACTGATGCTGGATACGCAACAGGCTTATTTCAGAAGTGGAAAAGATAAAAACCTGCTGATGAAATCAAAAGCGATCGAAAGCCAGGTAAGGAAGATGATCAATCCGGAAGAGTCAAAGAAAAAGCAGCAACAGGAATTGTTTGATAACTGGCTCGCACAATGATAAATAGACTTTTTTACCCCTGGAAAGAACCCAACAATGAAGAAAAAAACTAACTATTTCAGCCACGATAGTAATTCGAGGAACGATTCAAAAATATTGGCCGTGAGAATAAAATATGGAGTTGAGGGGTATGGTATTTATTTCATGCTACTGGAAAGAATGCGGGAGGAATCTGATTATATGTGTATCAAAGATTATAATTCTATTGCCTTTGATCTGCGTGTAGATACTTCTAAAGTAAAGTCTGTGGTTGAAGATTTTGGGTTATTCGTTTTTACCGATGATGGTAAGTACTTCTACTCCGAAAGCTTCATGGAACGCATGGAATTTAAAGATGAAAAGAGTAAAAAAGCTGCTGAAAGTGCCGTTAAAAGATGGGAAAAAGAAAAAAGTATGCGAACGCATACCGAACCCGATGCGAACGCATTGCAAACGAATCCAAAAAAGGATGCAAGTAAAGTAAAGAAAAGTAAAGTAAAGAAAAGTAAAGTATTAGGCGCAGTCGCGCCAACGCCAGAACAACAAACATTTTTTGAAAATTTTGAAAAGTTTATTTTAAAGTCTGCCCCAAATGTTGGGAAGATGAAAGAACCTTTTACTATTAAGCAATATCTAAAGCTGAAAGAAAAGTTTTCGTCTGAACAGATTAAAAAATTGGTTTTAAAAATGCACAATTACAAGCCGCTTTTATCAAAAAATAATAGCGCCTACCTCACTTTTTTAAACTGGATTGAACGGGATTATCCTAAAACAGATACCACACATGACTCAGGAATTGCAAGAAAACTGGAAGAAGAAAAGGCGAACGCCATCCTCAATAGCTGAGAACGGATTTGGCAAAGTGCCTCCGCAGGCTAAGGAACTGGAAGCAGCTGTGCTTGGAGCCATTATGCTGGAAAGAGATGCGTATGATACCGTGGCTGAAATTTTAAAACCGGAGTGCTTCTACCTTGAAACACATCAAACTGTTTTTAAGTGTATGCGATCGCTGGCGGCTAAGAATCTTCCCATAGATGTATTGACCGTAGTTCAGGAATTGCAGACAAAAGGAGAAATTGATAGAATTGGCGGACCGTACTTTTTAACGCAACTGCAAGACGGAATTTTTTCTGCTGCCAACATCGAAACGCATGCAAAGATCATTTACCAAAAATATCATTTACGGGAATTGATCAGGATATCCGGAGAAATACTGAGTATGGCTTATGATGACGGCGCTGACAATTTTGAACTACAGGAACATGCAGAAAAAAGTATTAATGATCTTGGAATGAACCAGATCAACGGGGATATGGTGCACATTCAGAAAGTAATGATGGAAGCAATGTCGAAGATTGAAGAATGGCGAAAAATAGAAGGAAGCATTACCGGAGTTCCATGTGGATTTAGCGAACTGGACAGGGCAACAAGAGGCTGGCAGCCCGGAGATTTTATTGTGCTGGCCGCGCGTCCTTCTGTTGGTAAAACTGCCTTTGCGCTGAACCTGATAAAGAATGCTGCTTCCAATCCTTTAAAACCGGTAACTGTTGGTGTATGGAGTTTGGAAATGAAAGCTGTGTACCTGGCGCTTAGAATGCTGGCGGCAGAAAGCCAAACGTTGCTACATAAGCTGCAAACAGGAAGAATGAGTGACGAAGAAATGGAACACCTGACTCGCAATGCTGTACGAACACTTTCCGGGTTGAATATATTTTTTGAAGAAAATTCGGCCATTACGCTTCAATCATTAAGCAGGAAAGCAAGAAGATTAAAGAAAAAAGAAAATCTCGGATTGATCGTGATTGATTATTTGCAGCTTATGAGCGGAGAAAAAGGAGCTGGAAACCGTGAACAGGAAATTGCGAAGATTAGCCGTGGACTGAAAAACCTTGCCCAGGAACTTGATATCCCAATTATTGCACTCAGCCAGCTGAACAGAACTGATGGGAATAAAAATGTAACCTGGGAGCATGGACCTTCCATTGGTGCTATTCGTGAAAGTGGTGCTGTGGAACAGGATGCAGATGTGATCATGATGCTGTGGGGACCAAGTGATGAAGATAAGGATAAAGATCCTGCCATTAGCGGGAAAAGAAAAATCAGGATTGC